CTGAAATACCAATTTCGTTAATGTCTATATCATCAAAACCTGTAACTGGGACGGCAACACCGCCTAATAAAGCTTGTTTAAAAAACAGCATAGTCTCAACAAGATCATATTGATTAGTTTCGGTAGGCAATAAAATTCTATCGAATTCTATACCTTCCTCGGAAGGACGGCCATATTCAATGTCATCGGACCATGCATATACATTAATAGTAACCGTCGAATCAGGCGTAGGTTGTACAAGTTCATTCAATACCCTTACTTCAAGTACTCCATTATTATCTGAAGATCCTTGATTATCAGGAACAAATGAGGCATCTGGAGATTGCCCACCACTAGCATAAAAATAAGATTGATTATTCGAATAAGGATTCTCTTGATTCGCTATTGGAGCAGATCCATCAAATAATGGTCTATCTTGCGAAGGTGCAGGCATATTACACCAACTACGTGTAGCAGCCCAGTCACATTTAATTGTAACTGTTTGACCATTTTGAATATCCAAAATTACACTATTTTGTTGATTTAATGGTGCTTGATTGCTCCTTATAATAGAATTATATTGTTGTATATTAGGTTCATATCTAATCAATAATTTACCTCTATGAAAACGAGAACAAACAACCTCAAATGTAAAATTTATTGTACCACGCCAAAATGTGAAAGGACGAGATGAAAAAGCCAAAGCTGAATCTAAAAATACGTTCTGTTCAAACGTTGGATCTGCAAGACTAGGAACAGTACCTAGACAAACACCCAAATTAGGCGAAACTACAGAATTCCACAAAACAGTTGACATACTTAAATCCTCATCTGTCCAAACAAAAGTTCCAATATATGATTTTCTCGATGCGATAGCTCCGATGCACAACTCATCGTAGTCCATTCCTCCCATGGATGGATCAATAGAAAGTTCATTTTTTGGATCAATTGCTAAAGTATAAGCTGTATCATGAACGCTAGTAGTAGCACCATTCTGAAATGGCATATTCTTAACGTAAACAGCTTTATCTAAAATATTCGGTCTAGACCAGCCAAAATAGGAAGCAACAGCTCCCAGGCCTGCTGACACAGCACTCACTGTTGTCGCAATTGGTCGAAAAACCGGTATAGCTGCAGCAGCAGCTGAAATATTAGTAATTGCAGTAGCAGCCTTCGTAACAGGGCCAGGATCTTCG